TTCCCGAAATAAGAGGCGAAGTCGGCCGCATCATAGACCCGGTCCCCACCGGATGAGTTAAAAAAACCGCTCTTTTCCATTTACATGATTCCTTTCAGCTTCTGCATAAGCGACAGGACGCCCTTGCCGAATACGACGTTCAGGCTCTGGCCGTCCCGGTCATAGCTCTCCTCGATCCCGGTGATCCGGGCCGTAAGCGTTACGCCCCATTTCTTTGAGATGACCTTGACAACATGGCCTAGATCGAAGTCGGCCTTGTACTTCAGGTTGCCGTGGGGGTTAACCGCCGCGTCGAAGGACTGTGCCATGGACAGCTCTGATAGCCTGCTTTGACCACGAAAGGTGAGCGCGTCGGCATACCCGTCACCGAATTCGTCCTGCCGCAGGTCTTTGGCGTCCACGAACACCTCGCGCCGCTCTTCGCCGGATGTGCCCTCGATAGACATAAGGACCCGCATATCCCCTTCCCCCTCGCCGCCGATAAGAGCGGTATTGGAGTAGTCGCCGTTTCCTTGGGTATAGGTCTGTTCGGTCAGATTCTCGTACTCTTTGGAGAACACCGCCTGAGAGTTGACCCCGTTATACAGCTTCACTGTGAAGATGCCTGTAGCTGGATTGAACATAGTCTTAATGCCAATATCCGAAGCGGCACATAGTTCTGTTACCGCATCCATCAGATTCCGATAAGATATCTGTGTACTAACGGGTATACCCAAGTTTGGAGAAGAGAAGGATATTCCGGTAATTTGTCTCGCAGTGTCGGTAGGGCTGATGAGATTATTATTTATCAGCTGCTCAAGACAGGCGGAGAGGTCACCGGACAATTTTTCTGTTTCCCACACAATACGCCGGGAGAGAAAGGATGTCGCAAAGCGGCCACTCGCCGTGATGAATTCCTGCTCAGTCTGTGAGAGTTTTAAATGCTCAATAATTCCAGCTTCTTCATCATCGTTCTTCCAAATGATATTTCCTTCTTTTAAGAGTGCAGTATTCTCCGGTGTTGCTATGGCTTTTAACTCAAATGAACCACACTGGGAGTAACGCCGTGTCCAGCGCAGGTATTCGAAAGACTCCACAATACCCGTAAGTTCCCGGTTTGGATTGTAGATATATAGTTGCATATTCACACCCCCAGAAACTGCGGACGATAGTAAATGCTGACTTCCAGCAGTTCCATATTGACTGAAGCATCGTAGCGCAAAGTGTTAATGCCCGAAGCAAGCTGAAAAAACACCGAATCGGTGTCCAGCAAGGAGAAGGCGTTCGTTACCACAGTTCCGTTGACGTTGACTACTCGCTTACCCGCGAAATGGGTATATACTCGAAGTTCATCTCCGGCGCTCATCGTCGTGAGAAGTCGGATGTATTCACCGGTGTCTATATTTAAGAGTTCCGGATTTGTCACCGTTCCCAGCGCTTGGAATACAATCTCGCAGCCGCAGGAAACATCGCCGATGTTGTCAACTGTGATGATTTAGCTGGGCTGGCGCATTCCAAACTCCATGCCGCTTTCAGGTATCTCCAGTTCAAATTCGAGTAACGGTATCCAAGATGCCAGTTCCTCACGCACTTCATCAAGCGTCTCGAAAAAGGGAGAGGGGCAAAGGAGACTAACAAAAAAATTAGGTATCCGCTGCCTGGTGGAAACAGCAAACCCCGCTTCCTCTACAACGCAGGCAATTTGCCTATCACGGTAGACGAGCGTTCCATTCAGTTTAGGACTAAATATCTGAAGAAAACGCTGTCTCCGTGCATAGGCATCGTCAGGTGTATCTGCCAAGACCGTACCCTCCAGTATGATGTTACGCATATCCAGTGTGGAGGAAATATAAAAAGCACCGTCCTGATCCGGTGCCTTGAAGGTGTTAACGGTCTGACGTATATTGCCTGTGCCGTCTATTTTGGTAAGAAAATACGGGCGGCTTTGTTTGAGCGTGATGCTCCTGCCATCTGCATTAATATAAGTAAGTTCCACAGTCAGACCTCCTTTAGTATTCAAGTGCAAGCTTGCGGGAGAGGTTTTTGAACTCCCTTGCCAGTTCTTTTTCGGAGAGAGCCTTTGGTGTCACCACAGAGAGATTCTGCGTGATGCTTGTGCCAGTGGCACTGCCTTGTCCCGACAAACCTCTGTAATTCAAATCAAAGTTTGTGGGTACTGCATTTTGCATATCCCTTGAGACAGTTGCCATAGCATCCTCGAAGCCCACACCGATGCCTTCGCCCATATTGTGGCCAATCCCAGCAAACAGAGCAGAGGGGGATTTGATACCGAAGAAGTTCTTAATCTTCGATACCACTTTACCAAAGAACCCTGAAATCTTACTCCACAGCCACGCGCCTGCGTCTGAAATACCATTCCACAATCCTTTAATCAAATTACCGCCCACTTGAGCCATTTGGCTTATATAACCGGTAAAAGCTTTGACCAGTCCCGAGATGATCTGCGGAACAGCTTTGACCACCTCAACGATGATTCTGGGTAAATTCGCAATGAGGGCAACAAAGAGCTGAACCCCAGCCAGGATGATCTTATCGATATTACCTACAATCGCGTTTACCAGTGAGGTTACGATCTTAGGAATCGCGGCTACAACAGTAGTAATAATCTGAGGAAGAGCCTGAATTAGCGATATAAGAAGGCGGATGCCCGCGTCAATGATCATGGGAATAGACCCAATGACTGCATTGATGATACTGTCGACTATTTGCGGAATTGCTTCTACAACTGCCGTAATGATGGTAGGCAATGCTGTCACCAGTGAGGTCAGCAACTGGATACCCGCATCAATAATCTCTGGAATGGATTCAATAAGAAAATCCACCACGGCTTCGATGATGGCAGGCAAAGCAGCAACAAGCTGAGGTATTGCATCAACTAATCCCTGGGCTAATCCTATTATCAACTGCAAAGCCGCATCCAACAGCATTGGCAGGTTCTCAATCAAACCTTGGACTATCTTCGTGACCGCAGAAACTGATGCGGGTATAAGCTGCGGTAAAGCTATGCCAATACCCTCCACAAGAGCTGTGACCAGTTCTATTGCCGCATTTATGAGCAAGGGAAGATTATCAATCAACGCCCCGACAATCGTCATTAAAGCACTAACTGCCGCTGGAATCAGTTCAGGCAAGAGGTTTAAAATCGTTTCCAGCACCTGTGCAAATATACTCGTGACTAATTCAAGGAGCATAGGAAGTAAGTCGGCTACCGCTGCTAAAATTGCCCCTGTTGCGGTCGGTAATGCTGCCACGATATTCTCTAAAACCGGTACGATATTAGTGACAACCGCTTGGAAAGCATCTACAAGATTCTCGGTTAGGTTTGTCATGTCAGCATTGGCATTACCAAGTCCTGCTGTAAAAGAGCCAAGTGCAGCTTGCAATAAGCCGATGGAACCGGAAATTGTCTGAGTTGACTCTTTCGCAAAGTTACCGGCATACTGCTCGGTGTTCTCGAAAAACATCTGCATTGCGACTTCGGCTTTTTCCGCTTGTGTTGCGGTATTCCAAGTAAAATCCAGACCTTTTGCAAGAGCGTAGGCTTGGATATTTGTAGCGTTCATAGCAACACCGAGGTTATCCATCATGGTGAAGTTGCCTTTTGCCGCACCTGTGACTGCTTCCATAGCAGTGGACATATCTATACCCATAACGGATGCCATGTCCGCAGCACGTTGCATGGCCTTTTCGGTTAGCTCAAGACTTTTTTGTTGCTGTAAACCAGAGCCTTGGAACAACGCACCCATTTTGTTGGCGGTAGCAAGATACTCACTTTGTGAGACACCGAGGTTTTTATAGGCTTCCTCACCGGTTTTCTGAATTGACGCAGCATATGCACCGAAGACAGCTTCTGAGCCGCCCAGGTTCTGTTCCAATTCTCCGAACTGTTGAACAACCTCTTTGCCTAACTTTATAGCTGCGGCTCCAGCAGCAACGGCAACAGCGCCCATCGCAACTCCGATGCCCTTGAGTACACCACCAAGTTTATCAAACCTGCCACCAGCATCTTCTGCACTTTTTCCAGAATCGTCTAATTCATCACCGAGGTTATCCGCTTCGATTGTTGACTGCTCAAGTTCACGCTCCATACCGTTGAGTTCAGCTTGTGCCCTGTTCAGCTGAATCTGCCAGTTCTGGGTACGGCGGTCATTTTCACCGAAAGAGGAGGAGGCATTATCAAGAGCAGCCTTAAGGGTAGAGATTTTCTCTTTCTGTGCATCGATTTCTTTATTCAGAACCGCGTTACGGGCGGTGACTGACTGTATGGATTTATCGTTTTTATCAAACTGGCTGGTGACAAGGGTCATTTCACTGCCCAGCACCTTAAATGACTGATTGATTTCGGAGAGAGCTTTCTTAAATTCACGCTCACCTTCGACACCTATCTTTAAACCAAAATTGTCTGCCATGCCTTCACCTCCTCCTAAATACCCGGTGGGATAATATCGTCAATCGTCCGGGTTTTCTTTGGCTTTTCAATGCCATGCCATTGCTTGTGGCAAGCCCATAAATCAAAAAACAGTCCGATTGGCATAAGCCAGAATTCCTCTGCGTCCATGCCCA